AACGATTCAGCATTTTCTGACCAGGTATCAGGGAATCACTATAAGAACCTTAAAATACAGCCTTTGACTTATTGCATGGCAAATGACTTTAATGCTTGTCAAACTCATATTACTAAATATATTTCAAGATATAATTTAAAGCATAAAGATAAGAAAAAACAAATAGAAGATTTAGAAAAAGCAAAACATGTTATTGATATGCTTATAGAGGAGATAAAAAAATAATGTGGTTGAATTTATTATCGTTGGGTGTAAAGACAGGAGCGAAGCTATATCAAAATAAACAACGAACAAAACAATTAATTTCTGATGCACAAATGCTTCATGCAGAGAAAATGAGGGCCAAATTGAGTACAAAGCAAAAGTTATTGAAAGTAATGACAATGGGTTTAAAGATGAATTTGTCCTTATTCTTATATCTTTGCCTATTCTTATATTGGGTTATTCTATTTTCACTGACGACCCTGAAATTCGTAATAAATTAGATATTTTTTTTGAATATTTTTCAAACTTACCTTATTGGTATCAAGCAATTTTTATCGGTGTAGTATCTGCGATCTATGGCCTTAAAGGTGCTGACATTATGCGTAAAAAATAGTAAGATGTCTTTATGGACATTGACTTTAAAATTATAGAAGCAGAATTTCAAATTGAATCTAAATATAACCCGTATGGCCACTTTGTAGCATTGCGTTTTATTGATGTCGTGCCATCTAAACCTAAATTATGGCAAGCTATTGAAGATTTAACTAAACATCAAGATGTTGAATTAATAGATTGGAATTATAAAGAAGTTAATATTACCTCTAAGACTAGCCTAAAACATTTTGATGTAACTATAAACTAGGGCAGTCACAAACCAGATTAAGAAACCACCCTAGCCAAATTATTAACTCTCGCTAATAACTCTATTTACTAACTGATAAAAAAAGGAGCAATCCTATTCTCGTTAGTAAAATTCATTTATGCTCTAGTCAACTTTTCTATTGCTAGATTGTTAATGGATTGTGTTTTTAAATTTTCACAATAACTATGACCATTTTTTGATTCTATTTTATAATAAAGGTATAATTTTTTTTTATCTGAAAGTTCTTTTTTAACTTTCTTATACCTATCATCAATACTAGCTTTAGTTTTTGCTAAAGATACAGCCATAGTTTCATTAGTTATTTTCTCATTAACAACAAAATCAAATACTTCTTGCACTTGATCTTTTACTTCATCATAATCTATTTCTGATCTAACAAACCTTTTATCAAGGGCATCTAGATATGAAATAATCTTATGTGGGTCAAAAGATTGTGGTCGTATTTGTATGTATTTTGGTTCTTCTGACATTAACCTAGTTCTTGTTCATATTGATCTGGGTTAAAATCAGTTGCACCCTCTTTAGCCCAATCTATTTCATCTCTCGGACTATTTGGCAACTTATCATCTGTAAGCTGAATCCCTTGCTTAGCTTGTTGATAGCTTTGTTCTTGAGGTTGTTGCATATTAGATTGAGGTTTAGGAGTATAACTTTGTTTATTAAAATTATTATTTCCACCAAATGGTTTAACCATGAAATAGGTTACTTCTAACTCTAATCCATTTCCAAATTGATTTTGTTCTCCTTGTATTATTTTACTACCCCACTTTAAAAGATGTCCTGATTGAACATACTCTTGTACTTGTGGTGTACTTAACCAAATACCTATATCTTTTAAGTCATACATATTTTTAGTTAAAGTACATTTGAATTTAGCCTTATTAGATGAAGCTGTGTACTCCATTTGTGGGGCTTTTTTTCCTGTGCTATACATCTTTAATGTTAAACCACAGAATGGTAGTTGTCCTTGTTGTATTTGTGTCATGTTTATCCTTATTGTTTCTTTTTTTGTTTTTGTTTATTTATTAATTTCTTCCAATCACTTAATTGTTTAGCATAATCATTTTCAAACTCTAATAATTGTTTACACAATTTAAAAGCTTTTAAATAATCATTCTTAACTTTAATTTTTCTAAAGTTAATTGGAAGTCCTTTATCTTTAGGAATATTTATTAATCCTAAAAATTCTATTTTATAATCTGTACTATCCATTATCATTTTTCGATAAGCAGATATTTGAACAGGATAATTAGAATAATCAATTGACTTTGATGTTTTAAAATCAATTAATCCTAATTTACCATTCATTTTACAAATTAAATCTACTGTTCCACATGTATCTAATTCTTGTGAATAATATGTTTTTTCTGTTTCTATAACTTCTATATTCATATTATCCCACCATTCTGTAAATTTAGGGAACATAGTTTTTAATGGTTCTGAGGTAGGTGCTACAGGATTTTTACCTAAAATATAATCTTCACAAAGTGTGTGCATCATTGTTCCTATATTTGCATCTTTAATAGAAAGTTCTGCTACTTTTATTTTAAGTTTAGAAATGTAAGCCTCTATCTCATCAATAGGTTTTTTATCTTCTTGCATCTGCCATCTTAAAGCCTCTAATGGTAGTTTCTTAGCCCAACCTACAATTCCAGCTTTTCCAAATCTAGGGTCAATTACAGATGTGCAACCTGTCTTAACTTCTCCATTTACTTTATATCTATATTTTTTTTCATTTGGATTAAACTCGATTTCGTTTCCATGTTTATCTATACTTATTTTTGTTGACATTTTTTTTCCTTTTCTAGTTTAGCCTTTCGATTAATTGAGTAATATCATATTTATAATATTTACTTAAAACAAATAATCTAGCTGTTGTTGTTGTTATACCTTTTTCAAATTTATATAAAGCAAATACTGATGCAAAATATAAAGGATTATCGCCTACTACTGCCTCTGCAGTAATATCTTTTTTAAGTCTAATATGTTTAAATTTTAGACCTATTATTTGATCTAAAAGCTTATGACTAGGTTTTTTCTTAAAATCCTCAATCATGCCTTTAATCATATAATCTGTTTTTATTTGTTTATTCATGTTTTCCTTTCTATATTTTGTTTAGTTGTTTATTCATATTTTTTTTCATTTTCTGATACACCTACATTATTAAGTGCATTTACTAAATCACGAGCATTTTGATTAGTTTCTGTATTGGTTTCATCAAATGTAATTGTTGAAACTCTACAAATATAATATTGTTCTAAATCTTTTGCTCTGTTATCTAGTCTATTTTTATCAACACTATACTCAATCTGTTCAGTATAATCGCTGTCATCATAAATAGATAATTGATAAAATGTAATCATTGTTTTCCTTTCTAATTTAACACAGAATGACCACGACCTTTAAGGCATGATCTATACATATTAGGATAATTATAATNAGCTTTAGGAGATAGCCATAANACACCTGGTCTAAAGTAATAATTATAAACATACTTGCCACCCTCAACTAATGTATTTGTATTATCTTTTGCTAAAGTTTTACAATGCTGTAAATCGTTTGTAAGTTCTACAGCTTTTGTATTATCAAATGTACCACTTCTGCCTGAGGTATCAACGACAGGCTTATACGCACAGGCTTGTAGCAATATAATTACGCATAGCATTTTCTTCATATTTTTTCCTTTCTATTTTTAACTTCTTCATGTACTCTTTCATTGTTTTAGCTTCTATCTTATCCATTAATTCGTTGACCTCTACAAAAAATGGATTCATATCTCCAAATGTCCAACCTCTTTTTAAAGATACTTTGTTTATTAATTTAAGTCTTTGTTCCTTTACTGACATTATGATCTCCTTTCTCTGCATTTTCTTTATCTAATAAAACTAATTCTTTTTCTAATTGTTCAATTAGTTTATTAATATCTGATTTTAATTCATAATAAGTTGCTAGTCTTTCAACTAGCCTTACTTTCTTAAATGAATATTTTAATTGTTTATCTAAACTCATATTATTACTCCTATTATTAAACCAATTACAAAACATAACCATTCTCGTCTATAATGTAGTTCTATTGCTTTCCAATCTTCTGGTGTCTTACCGAATATTAGCATCTGTTTTCTCCTCTATTTTTCTTTGTCCTGTTTTATTATATCCACCTTTTAATTCTTCCTTAACAACTGATCTAGTATTCCAACCAAAAGGTATTTTGTAATCTTTAGGGAATACAAAAAGATGATATTGATTAGCTGTATCTACTAATCTGTCCTCGTTAGGATAAATTTCTACTGCTTCACAATCTGGACTTACAAGTTCGTTTTTAATTTCTTGTAAATGTCTCCAATCATGGATTGCAGTTTTTTCTCTATTCTTTATAGATAGATAAGTCATTTGACCTTTTAATTCTTTATCATGAATTTGCCAGTCTGCTTGCTTACCTCTAAAAACCATAACTATGTAAATATCGTTTTCGTAAGTATCACAATTAAACATTTCGTGATAATATTTTTTTGCATCTTGCCATGATAATTTAAGACTTGTAAGATTATAAACAAAATCTTGGCAATATTTAATTCTACCTTTCATTGGTAAATCAAATATCTCATGTATAGTTTTATGAAATTTATTCATTATATATTTTCCTTTAAGTTAAGCGAAAATGTTTTATCTGTAAACAATTCCGAAGTTATTGATTCTCCTTTAGAAAACCAAATTCTTGTAGTTAAACCATAAATGCTTTCATTGTAAAAATAAGAAGCAAAATATAGTTCTTTGTTTAATTCTAAAAGATAATCAGAAAATTCTTCTACATCTTTAAATTCTTTAATTATCTTTGTTTCTTTATTAACTATGTTTATGCTTTTAGGTTTATTTTCGTTTGATATATCCATTATTTTTTACCTTTCTTTTTTTTAATTAAGTCTGCTGGAGAAAAAGAAAACATAACAAAACCATCTTTGTCAGGCTTACCTTTTTTAAACCCTAGTCTTTTTAATTTATCTTCTATTTTTATTTTACCTTTTTTCATTTTTTCCTTTCTTGGTTAAGGGTGGCTTTTACACCACCCTGATTTAATTTAACTTTTATGTTTAATAAATCTATCTTCAACTTTATTAGATACGATTGTATCTCTAGTAGAAAAATCAAAAAGCATATCCGTTTGATAAAAATCTCTAGGGTGTATTTTTGATCTCATCTCAAATCTTTCTTCTTGTGGATTATAAGATGCTTCTTTAATTAATTCTCCATCTAGAAAAAATTGATAGCAAATGGTTCCATATCCACCTGTAAATGTCTTAACTACAAAATTTGCAAAATTAAAACTATTTTTTTTGCTAGTACCAATTTTAATATTAGTTTCTTGTCTTTTTTTTACTCCATGAGATTTATTAGTTTTTGAATCTTCATTAATAACCTCATTCCATATAGGATATGATCTACTCATTATTTACTCTCCTTTCTAAACTCTATTTGTGATTCGTGAAATACAGGGTATGATCTAAATTCGTTTTCTTTACCCTCTGTAACCATTCTAGAAAGTTTGCAAACTGCTTTAGAACCTTTAAGAACTTTTGCTTTAAGTTTTCTAGCTTGATTAAAAGTACAGAAACCACCTTTTAAATTAGTAGCCTCTAATTTCTCAAGATTTTTTCCTGAGAAAGATTTTTTAGTATATATATTATAGTACATGTTTTTTTCTCCTTATTAGTTATTCACTAATTAATCATGATTTTCACTTATAAGTAAATAGTTAATAAAGCTTATGTAATAACACTTTTAGCGTGTTATTTATTGATAAAGCAAAAATATTAATAAAAAGTAAATTAATTTGTATATACTTACACTAGAGTTTAAATAGATTGCAGATAATGATTAAATCGGATAAAAAAGAAATTGAGCATATTCTTTATGCTCCCTTTCTAGTTATAAATGGGGTAAGTTTCCGATTTCTTACCCCACAAACTCACAGGAAAATAAATGGATAATAGAACAAGGATAGCTTCAATGCTTGTGGCTCATAGGTATGCTAAAAATTTAACTCAAACTAAAGTTTCAAAAATGTTAGGAGTAAGTTTTCAGCAAGTTCAAAAGTATGAGAGGATGCTTAATAAAATTACATCAGACAAATTAATAGAGTTCTGCAATTCTTTAGATGTTAGGTTACAAACTTTTCAAGATGGCGACCCTTATCAAGTTTTAGATGGTGCTGATATTTCAATTTTAAAAAAAGAAAAGGCTTTAAGCATTATTGAAATTTTATCAGACAAATTTGATAAACCTTTATTATTAACTAAAGAAATGGAGATAACAAATGATCAAAGTTCAAGTAGATAAGGTTTGGCTAGGTAAAGTAAGTGTAAGGGATTACATTTATAAAAAAGCTTTAAGGTTAAAAGAAAGTCTAGGTATAGTTCATGGTAAAGAATATATGTGGATACCTTACGAAAAATTAAAATCTGCTAAATCTTACACTGAGGCTAGTTTTAAAAGCAAGTTTAATGGCAAAGAATATAGGCTTGTAGATTTTGATTGGAAACCATATAAAGAAGATAATACAAAACAGGAGAAATTATTATGAGTGGGGAAAATTTTTTAGATATTCCTAAAACTGATGAAACTCAACAATCCACACCTGAAGAATATTATTTTTCAAAATCTAAGCAAGATTGGATTATGGTTTCGGATATGTCAGATATGCATGTTCGTAGAGCATTTAAAAGATTATTAAGAATGATAAGGCTAGGAACATTAATAGAATTATCTGATTATAAAGGAGATGCTAATTCAATTAAAAATGAAATAAGCTCTATTGAAAAACATATAGAAATAATCAAAGGTAAAATGAGTGACTGAATTAACTCACATACATTTTGAGATAATTGACAGAAATAGGAGTAGAAGACATGAACAAATGAAAAAACAAGACAAGATTAGATTTGATAAGTTAAGACAGATCGGTTGTATAGCTTGTTCTAAAAAAGGTCTTTTTTCAGAGCCTGTAATACATCATATAAGAAACCATACAGGGTTAGGACTAAGACCACCACATACTGATACAATTCCTTTATGCCCAGCACATCATAATATGGGAAATGAATCAGTACATTTAAATAAAAAAAAGTTTTATTCTTTATTCGGAACAGAGTATGAACTTTTAGAAGAAACAAATCAAAAAATCAAACAACTAGAAAAGGAAGATATATTTTATGACAAAGGAAACGAATAAATTTCATGCATTGCAATTATTTACAGATACATTTACTGCTGAAACTGTCCATTTAACTAATGAAGCAATAGGTATATATATTAGATTATTAAGCTTTGCATGGACTAAAAATGCTAAACCCTTTACTACTGAAAATGCTTATAGAATTTGTCAATGTAAAACAGATGATAGTTGCATAAATGTTTATGAAGTTCTGCAAGAATTTTTTATACTTAATTCAGAAGATAAAGAAAATCGTAATAAAAACACATGGACACAAAAAAGATTAATGCATGAACATGAGTATTTAACTAATAAATATAATGCTAGAGCAGAAGCGGGTAAAAAGGGGGGTCTAGCAAAACGAGATTTAGCTACAAGCAAAACTCAAGCACCTATACCTATACCTAAACCTATACCTAATGATAAATATGACCCTCAATTTGAACAAGCTTGGCAAGAATTACATAAAAAAAGAGGTTCTAAATTTAAGGCTCAAGAAATATGGCTTAAACTATGGAGTAAAGAAATATTAAAAGAAACAGATTTTCCTATGTTAATTAGAAGTTATAATTCTCAAATTAAAGAAATAGAAGATAATAAATTTATACCTCATTTTTCTACTTGGTTATCTCAAAGAAGATGGGAAATGTCAGAAGATGATGATAAACTTAAAGATATAATACATAGATTGAAAAACTTAGGTTATATTCACTATAGTACAGATGGAACCTTTGAAAGATTTAGTAAAGATGGTAAATATTATAAAATAGATAGATTAGACGATAAACATGAAATTCAATTAGAACAATGATAGCGATTTTAAGAATATTTAAGTATTGCAGAAAAAGAATAATTAAATTAAGTATAGAAAATAGACAACTTAAAATGCAATTAGAATATCTTAGAGCAACATTAACTAAAGATGAATTTACAAAACATTAAATATGGTAGAAAAAATATTAATGTTAAATTTGAAATTCTCGAAAATCTTTATGGTTATTTTGAAACTGAAAAAAACTTACTTGTGATAGATAAACGAATAAAAGGTTTAAAATTATTTAATACTATAATGCACGAGTTATTTCATATTATAATCCATTTTGCTGGAATTAATGTAAATAATAGAGGAGAAGAACCTATTGCACAAGCTGTAGGAGATGGTTACGAAAAAATTTTTAGACAAAATCCTAATCTATGGAAACTATTAACTAAACTGATAGAGGGTAAATAATGGAAATAATTGAAATGGATATTAATGAGATAAAACCTTATAAAGATAATCCTAGAGAAATATCACAAGAAGCAGTTAAAAAAGTTAAAAATTCTATATCAGAATTTGGAAATAATCAACCTATCGTAGTAGATCAGAATAATGTTATAGTTGTAGGTCATACTAGGTGGAAAGCATTAAAACAACTTAATAAAACTAAAGCTTTTGTAATTAAAAAAGAATTCGACAAAAATAAGGCAGTAGCCTATAGAATTATGGACAATAGATCGGGTGCTGAATCTAAATGGGATAAGCAATTACTTATGTCCGAGTTACAAGTTTTAAAAGATGATAAGTTTGATTTAGATTTAACAGGATTTGATGCTTTAGAACTTAAAGATATTATGCTAGATAAAGATTTATTTGAACCTACCGATAAAGATGATCAAGGAAAGCTAGATCAAGACACTAAAGAAATATGTCCTGAATGTGGCCAAGTCATTAATGGATAAAGGATTATTTATAGATTATTGCAGTTATGAAGCCTCTAAGTATGCAGTATTAAATTATCATTATTCTAAAGCTATGCCATCTGGAAAATTAGTTAGATTTGGAATATGGGAAGATAAAGAATTTATAGGCTCGGTTTTATTCGGTTCTGGTGCTAATCCTAATATGTCTAAAGTAGTTAATCTTACGCCTTATGAAGTATGTGAATTAGTTAGAGTTGCTTTAAATACTCATAAAAACCCTGTATCTAAGATAGTTTCATTTTGTATGAAAAAATTAAGAAAAGATTTTCCTAATATAAAAGCTGTAGTTAGTTATGCTGACCCTATGCAAAATCATAAAGGTAAAATATATCAGGCTATGAATTGGCTATATTTAGGCGAAACTAAGACAGCTACACATTTTATGCAAGATGGTAAATTTTATCATTCTAGAACTATTAATCAAAAAAAAAGAGAAGATGTAAATTTTAACAGAGACGAATTTACTAAAGTAAGTTTAAAAAAATATAAATATATCTACTTATTTGATAAAGGATTAAAGAAACAATTAAATGAAGAATTAAAACAATATATTGCGTAGGCTTTAGAAGGCTAGGTGGTACCCCCACTTAGATAGGAGGTGCGATTCCTACCCCTACGCTCCACACTTGAAATTAAACTAAAAAAAGACATAATAGAGCAAATGGCAAGACCACTTAAAAAAATAGACCCTGAAGCAGTAAAGAAATTAGCGCAATTACATTGTACTTTTGAAGAGATTGCAGAATTTTGTGAAGTTTCTACTAAGACATTACAAAGGCATTATGTCCACCTTATAAAAAAGGGTCGAGAGATGGGCAGAATAAGTTTAAGGAGAGCACAGTTCGAGAAAGCGTTAAGCGGAAATGTAGTTATGCAGATATGGTTAGGTAAGCAACATTTAGATCAAAGAGATAAAATAGAACAAACAAACTTTAATGAGCCTTTACCATTAATTATAAATGCTAAGCCTGATGAAATAGAAGATGGCAAAAAGTAAAGGCAATGTATTTGGTGCAGTTATTAACTACACTAAAACAGAAAAAGGTACATCTATAGGCAGACGACCTATTACTTCTACACTTAATAAACATAAACGAAGACAGCAAGGTAAAGGTAAATATCGTGGACAAGGAAAGTAAAAAACCTATTGCTATATTATTATCCCTAACAGTTATTAAATAACCTATAGCAGTATTATACCAACTGCTGTATTATGTTTTCCTATTGTTATTAAATTACTAATAGCAGTATTATACCTATAGCAGTATTATTGTTTCCAATGGTAATTATTTTAATTATGTGATATTTATGCAACTATGCCTAAATATAAAAATAGAACTGTTAAACTTAATAAACCAATGCGTGGAGATGTTAAGAAGTTTAAAGTCTTTGTAAAGAATAGAAAGACAGGCAGAGTGGTTAAGGTTAATTTCGGAGATAAAAAATTATCTATTAAAAAGAATATTCCAGCTAGAAAAAGATCATTTATGGCAAGATTTAGACCTATACTTGCTAAAGCTAGAAGTAGTGGAAAACAATTAAATACAACCCCTGTTTATTGGGCAGTAAGATCATGGCAAAAAGGGTTTAAGATATGATAGATAAATTTTTTAATAAAATGTTTGGAATTGTAGATGATTTTATGGGTTATTTATTTGATAGGTTTATTTCAGATGCACCTAAAAAGAAAAAAAATATTAATGTAAAATCGCCAGACAATAGAATGAACTTTCCTAAGGATTAATATGGAGATTGATATTATGAACTATTATTTCACAGGTGGTATTATTATTTTATTTGTCTTACTAACAATGTTTGTCGCACCACTATGAAAAAAACTACTAAGAAAAAAGAATTACCTACAATTACAAATGTATTAGTACAAGCTGTAAATGATATGAGTTCTAAATTACATAGAGTTCACAAAGATGTTTCAAATAACTCTAAAGATATAAACGAACTTAAACAACAGGTAAGTTTTAGTAAAGGTGCAGTTAAAGTATTATTATGGTTAGCTGGTGCATTAACTACTATTATGGCTATCTTTCAATGGATAGGTACTAGATAATGAAAATATCTGACAATACATCTGTTGCTTTACCATTAAGAAATCTAATTGCTATTATAGGAACAGTTGCAGTAGGTGTTTGGGCTTATTTTGGAGTAATTGAAAGAGTTAATAATTTAGAAACTAAGAACCAATTATTTGAGCAAGATTTATTAGAGGCTAGTACACAGAAACCTATAGATCAAGAACAGTT